CCCGCGCTTATGATTGGCGTGTATTCCTTAACCGCAATCATTCCTGGTGAAACAACGTAAGCTCCTACAATGCTGACCGAGAAATCCGGTGTGAATCCGAACAGCCGTCCGCTGATGAGCGCAAAGAATGTCGGGCCGGGTAGAATTGAACTTGCATTGGGCTGATATGCCTGTGGTGTTGCACCTTGGAAAAGTCCGTTCTGAACGAAGTAGGAAACTGAATCTGTCCCGCCGATGACCAGAATCCCGCCATCCGAGAAATTGTAGGAAAGGATTTTTGGCATGGGGCCGATAAACCCGCCGCGAACCGTAGAGTTCACTGCCCACGCGAGCTTGTCTTTCTTGAGCAAGTGCGGGTCAACCCCGCCGTCAATGCCGCCCAAAAAGTTGCCGAGAAAATCTTTTAGAAATGCCGACTTTGTTGCTGTTCTAGCCATCAATTCATATAACTAATCTTTGTCTTATGGATTTGCAAGATGTATTGTTGGCTCATGCTTAAATATGGAGAGAATTGGGTTGATACCGATCCGCTTTTAATCGAACTCACAATGATCAGGGAGTCTGATGAGTATTTGAAATCTGCTGGAACAAACCGGCTTCAACACTATCTAAACGCCCACAAATTGCTCTGGCCGGAGGACGAACAACATCGCTGGTTTGTAAAAGGACTGAAATCCATTGTTGAAAATAAGGTGAGTGTATTTCTTGGAAGCGCAAGTTCTGGAAAAACTTATTTGATGGCCGCTCATTGCCTGATAACTTTTTGGGCGTTCCCTTTCACATCGTTTGCGCTGGTTTCCTCGACGGATATGCGGAGTCTTGACCAAAAAATTTGGGGGAGGGGAATCAAGTGGCTTTTCAATCGTGCGCGGGAGCGTTACCCGTGGCTGGAAGGTTATCTGCTCGAATCTGCAAGAGCGATTGTCCCGGACAAAATTGACGATGAAGGCCAATTCGCAAGATTGCTTTCCAGAGGTATAGCTTGTGTGCCCTGTATTTCAGGTGGCCGCTTCGTTGGCATGGGAAAATATCAGGGCGTTAAAGCCCCTAGCTCGCCCGGAAAACATGACGGCCTGTTGACTCATTACGGAGATGAATCCGCCGTTATGGAGACCAGCTATCTCGACGCATACACAAACTGGACTGTGGATGATAATTTCAAGGGCGTCCAATCTGGCAACCCGACTGACATATCCGACCCCCTTTGCACCGCCGCCGAGCCGATTGGCGGTTGGGACTCATTCATTGACAATGGTAAAACTCAAGAGTGGACTTCGCGTTGGCATGATGCCCATGTCGTTGCGTTCGATGGCAGGGACACTCCAAACAATGACCAGTCGGGAACAAAATATCATTTCCTGATTTCAAAACCGTTTATCGAAGGGCTGCGAAAAACTTATGGCGACGATTCATGGCAACTCTACCAGCAGGGCATCGGTAAACCGTCAAAAGGGATGGTATCAAACCGCGTCATCACCATCGGTCTTTGCGAACAGCATCACGCCTTTGATTCTGTTGTCTGGAAGGGAACGCCGCGAACGAAACTCTACGCTTTAGACCCGGCGTATGGCGGTGGCGACCGTTGCGTTGGTGGAGAGTGCGAGTATGGTGAGGACAAGGACGGCAACATTATCTTCTCGGTAGGCACACCGGAAATAATTCCAATCCGACTGAACGCATCGCTCGATGCCGAAGGACAAATAGCGGAGTTCATCAAACAGCAATCCGACCGGCTCGGTATTCCACCAAAAAACATTTTCTACGATTCATTTGGGCGCGGCACACTCGGATCATCCTTCGCAAAGCAGTTCGGTTTCAACTGCCCAATTCCTGTGGACTCCGGCGCGCGTCCAACTGACAGGCCAGTGCGATTCGATTTATTTGTGGACGATGGAAAGAATGGGAAACGGCTGAAACGGTGCGATGAGCAATACCAAAAGTTCGTAACCGAATTGTGGTATTCTATGCGAGAAGCCATTGAGTCAGATCAAGTGCGGGATTTGCCGATGGAAGTCGCCCAAGAAGGCCAGTGCAGATTGTTCAAAACTGTTGCCGGAAACAAAATCGAAGTCGAACCCAAGGAGGACATGAAGGAACGGTTAAAGAAATCTCCCGACCTGATGGACTGGTGTTGCGTAGCCCTTGAAGGAGCTAGGCAACTTGGCTTCCAGATTCAACGCATTGGCCGGAACGTGATAAACGCAGATAGCGATGAAAATTATTTCACAAAAGAAGCGGAAGAATGGGACAACGCTATCAAGGCCGGACTTTTGAAGCATTGACAAAAATTTAATTTCTGATAATCTATGTCTAATGAATTGTGATGTTTTTACAAAAAAACCCTCTCGGAGTAAAAAGTTGTGTATATCTTAAAATCCTATAACAATCCGCTGCCGAACAATTATGTTTATGAACAGAATGGCCATAGCTTCAAAGCCAACCCCATCATCGAGGAAGTGGTCAAGGATGTCTCTAACTTTCGAGTCGCCAATAATCTTCCCCGTGCCAGTCTGTCAGAGTGCCTCGAAGATGTGGACTGTTACAACTGTGCCATTCGGAAAAACGACGGGCGGTTTTGTTGGGATTCTCCCGAATCGTTTGAACGAATCCACAAAGACCACCGTTTCGTTAAACAAAATTGTGCAGGCTGCGGAACGGTTGTAACCCAAAATTGATTTTATGCCAAACTGGGAAACTCCACAAAAAGTTTTGGAAACAATTCAAGCCGGAGACGAAACAGAATTTGAACGCGGTAAAAACCGTGTCCTCGTAAATAAGGCGGCAAACAACGATGAGTTAGTGGAAAAAGCAGAAGCCAAACGAATTGGCATGGACATTAACATCCGATGGGGAGAACCTATGGAGTCGTTGTCTCACGCACGCCGTCAATACCTCACCAACTTCTGTTCACAAGACAATTATTTTACCGTGTCCGTTCCCAAAGCACCGGAAGAAGTGCGGTCTGATTGGGGCGATTTCATCACCGAGTTCATCAATGACGTGATGAAGGAGGGCGAGCATGAATTGGATTACTTTGAAGTGCATCGCTCCAAATGGTCGGGGGTCGTCAGTCACGGCATAGGCCCTATAATGTGGGAGGACACTTACAACTGGCTTCCGCGATACGTTGCCATTGAGGACTTGCGAGTTCCCACCGACACCGAGCTTTCATTCCGCAACCTCACTTGGTTTGCCGTTCGCATACCCTATACGCCGGGAGAACTTTCTCGCAAGGCATTTTCCAAGACTAAGAGTAAGTTCAAATGGGACAAGAAGGCTGTCTCGGCAATTTTGGAGAATGTCAAAGAGTGCAATACCACGATGGCCGAAAACAACTACGATTTCAACACCGTGCCGGAGAAATTTGAGGAATTACGGAAGCAAAATGCCGGTTACTGGTCTGGGGACGCCATGCCGACAATCAATCTTTGGCATTTTTACCACGAGGACGATGACGGCAGTTGGCATCTGAAGGTCGTCCCTGAAAACAACACGTCAGGTGTTACCGCCGAGGCTGATGACAAATTTATCTGTGAACATGAGGGAGCGATTGCTTCAAGTTGGCGTCATATTTTGCACGTTCAGTTTGGTGACTTGAATAACAAAGCACCGTTTTTGTATCACTCCGTCCGCTCGCTCGGATTCGCTCTCTTTGAAACATGTTTCTGGACGGATTTTACCCGTAACCGGCTGCTCAAACACACGCTCGATCAGTTCAACATACTGCTTCGCATAGCCGACCCTGTTGATCGCGCTCGCGCCCAGATTCAGGTATTTCAAAATCTCGGCGTAGTCAAACCAGGCGTGTCCATTGTGCCCGCCGCCGAACGTCACCAGATTGATTCCGGTCTCGCTGAAATGGCGTTGGCAATGGGCAAGCAATTACAGCAGGAAGCATCCACGGCCTACACCCAAAACATTGACACCGGCACGCAGAAAGAACAAACCGCATTCGAGACGGGCGTGAAAGTCCAACAGACAAATGCCATGCTGTCAGGACTAATGTTGGTAGCGCGTATCTACGAGAAATCCGCTGCCAAAGAAATCTGCCGCCGGTTCTGTCTAAAAAAGTCCGATGACGAGGACGTGATGGCTTTCCAAAAGGCTTGCAAAAAGCATGGCATAGCAGAGGAATGGATTGATGTAAAAAAGTGGCGCGTGGAAATCACACAGCCGCTCGGTGGTGGCAACCCCACAATGGCAATGGTGGAGGCGGAGAACGCAATGAAGTTACGTCCCATGCTCGACCCGTCCGCACAGACCGAGGCGTTGCACGACGCAGCAGTTCAAATGGTCGGCTCGCGCCGGGCAAAAAGATGGGTGCAACCCGGCAAGAAGGTTGTTTCCGATGCCGCTTCCGCCGCCGCAGCCAATTTCCCTTTAATGATGCTTGGTATGCCGCCGTCCATCCCCGAAGGATTGAACCCCATCGAACAGATTCAAAAACTGCTCGAATTGTGCGTTCGTTACATCCAGAAGATTGAAGCCACAACCAAACTTGCAACACCAATGGAACTCATTGGTCTGCAAAATGTGTCTGCGTTCGTCGGCAAACTGATTCAAGGGATGCAAGGTGATGCTGGCAATGAACCGAAGATGAAGGAATTTGCAAAGGCATGGAGCCAAGTCAACAACGAAATCAAAAAGTTGCAGCAACACCTTCAAATGCAGATGCAAAAGCAACAGCAACAAAACGGCAACGGCGAGTTGCAACAGCAAATGGCCGAAACAAAGGTCAAGCTGGCCGGAAAACAAGCCGAGACGCAACAGAAATTAAAATCGAAGGAACTTGCCGAAATTCAGAAGCGGCGGCACAAAGACACGTCGTTTGTTGCCGATCAAAAAAGGCAAAATCTAAAGGCCGTGGCTGATATTGCGCGGGGAGCGAGACAACCGCTTGGGGAAAAGTAGAGGGTGTTATGCCCGAATACTCTGCTTTTGAAATGTCTGAGATGCGCCAGAAACAGATGGTGGAACAAGCCGTCAAGAAATCTGGCGTGTCGCAAGAAAAAGAGTTTGATAAAATTGAACTCAAGGCTGATAAACAACGCATCCATGAAGCATTGAAAAACTCGCGCGGTCATCACACGATAAGAGTTGGGAGTAAATTGCCATGAATATCTGCGTCCAAGCAATTCCCCACAAAGAACAATTTTACAACACTGTTGGAGATTGGCGTTGGGACAAGGAGGGAACACTTCAAATCCGGGTTTCAAAAATGTCAGACTGGCGTTACGAAGCCTGTGTTATAATTCACGAATTGGTCGAGGCGGCTCTTTGCAAATACTCAGGTGTTGGACAAAAACAGGTGGACAGATTCGATATTGCCTTTGAAAAAAATCGCAAGGAGGGCGATGAAAGTGAGCCGGGCGATTCTCCTGAAGCTCCCTATCGCACGCAGCATTGCATCGCAACTGGTGTTGAAAAAATCGTCGCCGCGTTTCTTGGAGTGGTTTGGAAATCCTACGAATCTGAAATCAACGCCTTGTGAAACCAACAAAAGAAATCATCGCCTTGGTTGCGGACACGGGTTTGTTCATCCATGTCGCGCGTCGGCTCGCCCGTGAGTATAAAAAAGTCCTATTTTGGTCACCATGGGAAACAGCGTTTCCGAAGTTCAAAGACGATATTGTGGGCGACGGTTATGAAGAAATTATCCGCGTCGAATCCGTTGAATCCGTGCTGGACGAAATTGATTTGGCCGTGTTCCCCGACATCGGTTATTCCGACCTGCAACTTCAACTCATCAAGCGCGGCATCCCGGTCTGGGGTTGCCGCAACGCCGATGAACTCGAAGCCCGACGCGGGAAGTTTCTTGAAGTGCTGAAATCACAGACGAATTTGCCCGTTCCAAAGTGCGAGAAAATCAAGGGCGTAACCAATCTCCGGTTGTTCCTCAAAGACAACCCCGACCAATACATCAAGGTTGACACCTACCGCGGAGATTTTGAGACATTCCATTTTCGCAGCATGGACGAGGACGAAAGTATCATTGATGAACTGGCCTACAAACTCGGTCCACTGAAAGAAAACCCCATCTTTTGGGTGTTTGCGCCGATTGATAGCAAAATTGAAGATGGAATAGATACATATTGCATTGATGGGCAATGGCCAGAAACAATCATACATGGTCAAGAGGCCAAAGATTTAGCTTACTGTGGGACATTCCAAAAGTTCAGTGATTGTCCCGAAGAAGTCCGGTGCGTCAATGAAGCATTTTCCCCCATATTGAAACAATACGGCTACCGTTCAATGTTTTGCACGGAAGTTAGAATCACAAAAGAGGGGGAATCCTTTTTCATCGATCCCACGGCCAGATTTCCAAGTCCACCGAGCCAATGCCTGTGCGAGATGATTGGCAACCTCGGCGAAATTATCTGGCAAGGCGCGAACGGAATTTTGGTTGAGCCGGAGCAGGCTGCAAAGTTCGGTGCACAGGCCATATTCAAGGTTGACCGCGACCAGTGGGGGGTGTTCGTCATCCCCGAAGAAATTGATCGGTTCGTCAAAATCTCGTTCTCATGCAAATCTAACGGCAAAATCTGTGTGCCGCCCGACCCACAAGGCGTTTCCGAAATCGGCTGGTGCGTTGGCATTGGCGACACGCTGGAAGAAGCAATTAACCACCTACGCGAAGTGAAAGACCAGATGCCAGAAGGTGTCACGGTGGAATTTTCATCACTGACAGACATTTTGAAAGAAATGCAGGCTGCAAAAGAGCTTGGGATTGAGTTGACTGAAGGGGAAATTCCTGAACCGTCAGTCGTCGTTGAGTAAATAACCCTTGCTTACTTTAAGCGGTAGGTTACATTTTGGTAATGAGAATTCTACCAAGACAAAACCTTCGAGGTCTAAAATTTAACCGCCTTCTTGTTTTAGAACCTGCCCCAGATAGATTTTTTGGACATCAAAAGTATGCGTGGGCTTGTTGGAAATGTAGATGCGATTGCGGAAAGGAAGTCACTATTGTTGGAAGCTTAGTCAAGACGGGGCGTGTAAAATCTTGCGGTTGCCTATGGCGTGATTCGGTTACGACGCATGGGGAAAGTTCTCCGCGAACCCCTGAATTCTGGACATGGACTGGAATGAAGCAAAGATGTTTGAATAGAAATCTTCGCCATTACAAGGATTATGGTGGTCGCGGCATCAAGGTTTGCAGGCGGTGGCTTAAATATGAAAATTTTCTAACTGACATGGGTAGAAAGCCGACCAGAAAACACACCCTCGAAAGAAAGGATGGAAATGGCAATTACTGTCCCTCAAACTGCATTTGGGCAACGCCATTTATTCAGCAGAATAACAAATGCAACAACCGTTTTCTCTCGTTTTGTGGAGAATCTCTAACACTCGCACAGTGGACTCGTAAAATGGGTTTCCCATTGGGACTTTTACGGTATAGACTTTCAGCAGGTTGGGGCGTCGAGCGAACCCTTATGACGCCTCCCGATCCGAACAAACAGCGATTCAAATTTGCCAACAAGACGGCTTGCCGATGATTATTTCTTGGCGTGTTGATTCGCGTTGGAAGGCCCTTATATGGCGATAAGGGACGTGTATTTTGATTTTCAAAACACAGTGACACAATTTGCAGGTGTGCAGCAATCCCTCACCCACAACCTCAAGTTTCATCCGTTTTTTCGCCGCCAGATGACGCTTCATCGTGCTACCAAGTTGCTCCGTCATCACGTTCTTTACGTTGAACTTGCAATCCAGACACATATCCGCCCGCTCCTGAGAAATTTTCGTCGCAACGGGTTTGCAGCCGTCCCCAAGCCATTCCTTCATCGTCCGGCGAAAAGTTTGGTAATCGCGCCACAACCCTAAAAATGATTTCAAAAAAATCATTGACATTAAGAATGTGCGATATAAATTGACTTCACGCAATGAAAAAGATTCTTGATCAATTCGCTCACTTGGACGTGTCGCGCCAGCGCAAGTGGCAGCTTCGTAAAAAATCGCAGCACAAGTGCATGATTTGCGGCAAGCCAGAAGTGATGAAGGGACTGTGCGAAAAACACTACA